CATCTGTTGAAACATATCTATCATTAGTACCATCAAAATATGAGTTTTGTTGTACTACTAAGCTCTTTCCTGTTCCGACTGCTGTATGAGCAGAAATAGCCCCATTCCCACCAAGACTAAAAGAACTCCAAGCAGAACCCCAAGCACTAAGCGCACTATTACCCAACCCCATCATTAAGGCTTTAGTTACTCCACCTTCAAAACGTGCTACTTCAAGTGATTTAGTTTTATCTGTGTGGTCACTTGTAGTATATATTCTGACTACATCTGCGGAGTTGTAAGCCGCATCACCACCACCAATATTGAGGATGCTAGTTCCTACGGCAGAAACACCGTATAACATCAACGCTGATTCTTCTGCATTTGTGTAATGTGGAATACCAAATCTCATCCGTTTAGTAGTCGCATCTGTTCTGGTTTTCGCTCCATCATCAGCACCAGCAAGTATTGAGATTGTGCCACCGTATAGGTCGAGCATGGCATCTGATGTAATGATTGCCTGTGGTGCCGCTAAACTGCCAACAATTACTTTTGAATTGGTTGTATCAACCACCAACACATCACCACCGGCACCATCTTTGCGAACCACCAACGCATCGGTGCGCGTGGCATCCACAATCAATTGTCCCTGGATGACATCATCCACGGTGATGTTGGCGGATCCCAGGATGGTTAAATTCCCATCTGAATCCAAATAGCCGACATTTACACCGTCGGAATCTTTTATATATAATTTATTCACGCCGGCATTGTCACCCAAATTGATGATGGCGTCACCGCCTGGCGGCGTCCATTCGTTCATCGCTCCCGGTGGTGGTGATGTATATTCCATTAATTCATTTGGGATTGGCATGATTAATTCCTTTCAAGTATTTCGATTGAAACGATGGTGCCGTTTGTGTCGGCATCAATTGACACCTCGGATGCGTCATCCTCAACGGCGAACACCCTGGATGAATATTGAGCCAATGGAAATCCATAAACCGGTGTGGTTGTTGCGTCAACCTCGGCATCCTGCATTCCAACCATGACCAACGCCGATGTGTTGTTTATTACCCGCACAAACACCGCGTCGGTGTTGGATGTCGGATGGACATTGGTTCCCGCTGTTGTTATTGTGACGTGTTCCGATGCGATCACCTTGAATGCGCTGTTTCTATCCTGTCCACTATTTTGTCCCATTTTAAAATCCTTTCGGTTGTCAATCTAATATAAAAATAATATGCTCAAATGTCCGCCACTAATTCGATGGACGGTTGCCAAGGTTGTTGGACACCAAACTGGAAATTCCAATTGATGCCACCCTGGATCCGGACCCGGTGAACCACTGGCAATGGTTCATCGTAATTGAAACAAACCCAAAACGGAATCAATGCACCGTCCAGGGTTTCCAACATGGTTTGCAAATCCTCCATTTGTTGCCTGGTGGAAACCTGAAATTGCAATGACCAGGTTGGTTTTTTGCCAAACCTTTTTTCGGCCTGGACAATTCCCGACAATGATTCGCGGATCATTATCCCAGGATAATCAATGGATCCTGAATATCCACCACCAGGTGTGAATCCGTTGAATGTAAATATCTGACCCTGGACCACCTGGCCAATCAACGCATCGACCGACACCTGGGCCGTGGCGCCCGCCGAATTGATATCGGTGAAATAATAACGTTTATTTACCTGGTCGAATTCCATTAGATAAAAACCGTTTGATTCATAGACATCCGGTGTGTTCATGATATCACCGGTGACACTTGCCTGGGTGAATGCTCCAAAATTTGAATTCCATTTGTTCACCGTGTCCGACAATCCATCATGGTTCAATGATATCGCCACACCTGACGCCGGATAAACCTGGTTGAATTCGTCATCGACTTCCGATTCCGTGGCCAACCGATTCCACAATGCCCACCAATACACCCGGCCGGTGTATGCCTGGGTTGTTGTGTCACCATTTAGACCGATATATAAATCCTCACCATTGGCCAATGTTAAATTGCATGAACTAATCGCCACCTCATCTAAAGATGTTTTATCGGCACCATTCAGAGACACCCAACCGGTGGCGTTTCCGGACCGGTCAAAATTAACATGAACACAAACATCGTCGTTTAGTTCGCAAATATCTGTTTTCAATTTTGATGCAATGGTTGTGATCCCATCATCCATTACAAACCACAAATCATCGTTTTGTAAATAGATCCCATACAACCGCGCGCCGTCTGTTTTCAAACATAATATTTGTGTGCCTGTCAAACTGTATGCGCGGAAACCAATTCCGATTGCAAAATCGCCGGTGGTGACATTCAACGCCGCAACATGTGGAATGCGGATCGAATCGGCGTCACCGTTTAATCTGACATATGGTTGGATGGATCCAATGATCCCGGACAATGTGCGGATTGGTGTGATCTCGGTGGCGCTTGCAAAACTGGAATTCGTGTCGTGATATATATCCACGATTTGTTTTAATGAATGCGCGTATATATCCCGCAAATTTTCGCCATCCAACATCCAAAAACTGGTGCGGATCTCACGATCCAATGACACATCAACGCGCCACCTGGTGTCCACGCCATCGGTGTCCGCCTGGAATGGCCGGCGTGAATGTGAATCCATGGCGTTGATCACCTGGCCGGTTGACACAATGGCGGTGCCATCATATTGTTCACCGGCGATTCCTTCCAATGTCGGTTCGGTTGTCTTGTCGAAATTGGCCAGGGATGTAGGGATGAAAAATTTTGTTTGTGTTGGATTCTTAATCATTTTATCAACTCAAATCGTGCAACTGGATTGCGGCGAATTCTAACAATTCACCTCGTTCAACTTTCATGATCCACCAATATTTGTATATGGTTTGACCGGCGCGCGTGGCATTTGCTGTGATGTCCTCACCGCGAACCTTATATGGCATATTTTCGAATTCAATCACATCACCAAGATCCAGGGCCAAATATGATTTGTCCAAGGTTCCCAACGCGATGTTGTGCGGTTGCTTCCAAAATGCTAAAAGGAAATCCCGCAATGCGTTGGCCGTGGTTTCATCACGAATGGTTTTGGATTCATGGATCAACGTGGTTTCCTCGGCCGTCACATTGTACCGGGTTTGCGCGGTGGTGTCCTGGGCGGCATCCGTTTTCGCCTGAAACACTGAACCGTCCCAGGCATATTTGACAATCACATTTGTGCGCAACTGGTTGGCGTCGGTGCGATCGAACTTTAGATCCTGGATATCATCGAAATTGATCACGCGATCTGACGCCGAATAGGTGTCCACAATGGTTTGCATTTTGAATGTGCCATCATTATTCCACCACATGAATGATTTGCAATCCGCCAAATGTTGGCGGATCCATTCCCGCGAATTCTCGGTGGCGGTCAATGCCGATGAACATAACAACCCGGAAACATCATTGGACGCAATGTTGAAACTGTCACGATCAATATTGGCATCCACACGCGACAATTGATTCCTCAATATACCTTCAACGACACCGGCGTAATTTTCAATTAATTCATTGGCGTCATCATCATCGGCGTGTGTTTCGGTGAACCCTTCAGCGGTGGACCGGCCATTGATCCAGGTTCCATATTCGTAACCCTTGCCGCCGCTGAACAAGGCCAGGCGTGGTTCGATTGGTTTGTATTTTATGCGTTTGAATATCTGATATATTTTAAATACGTTTGCTTCCTCAATCGGCGCGCCATAACTGGCCGCACAATGGATGTTTACATCACTGGCGATTTGCGTTTGTGTCGTTAATGCTGACGTGCTGAATAGATAATATGCCGCCGCGGTTTGGCCTTTGATGTTGATCGATGTGATGATGTCAAATATCTGCGTTCCTGAATAGGGTGATTCCGTGTAGTCGGTTAAACTGTAATTTTTGACTTCACTGATATCGGCATCCAAAACATCGGTGTTATCCCAGGCGCCAAAATTTACATCGAACGCATATTCATCTTCGGTTCCGGATGCACCGACCGAATCATAACATGTTATCTGCGCGTAATCATCAACGATGGTGTTGGCCGCCCGATCACGGTTTGTGACCGTTGGCGTTCCCTGGGTGAAAGTTTGCGTGGTGGTTCCGTTCGGATAGAAGTAATCATAAAAATCAACACCATCGGCATGTGAAATAATTGAACCGGCGGATGTGTTCAGAATGACATTGAATGCCGTCAATCGAACCATGCGGTTGATCTTGGTGTCGAATCCATACAAATCCGCCTGGGCATCCATTTGATGATCGGCCAGGAACCATTCATGATCTCCGGAATCATTCAACCCTAAATAAATGGCCGGCGTGAAATTGTGCGTTCGCTTAAATTTAATCAATGCCGGATCCGTGGATCCAAGTTCCAATTGATGATTCCCCATAATGATTGGACCCAACATTCCATTGGATCCATCCGGCAATAATCCGGTTGGTGAATCGGCATCCAAAACCAGGTCATCCAATTCCCGCATGACAAGTTCCAAACCATCCTCAATTATAACCTGTGCGGATTCCCAATCGTGCGGCAAATCACGAATGATTCCGTTTTCTAATATTTTGAAACAATTATCAAATGATGTGATGCCGTCCAGGTAGATCCGGACATCCGCCCGGCGGTTTTCAAATCCAAGATCCGCACCGGCGCCAATGGTTTCGATGTAATCAGAAAAACGTTTCCCCGGTTGAAATAAAAGGTTGTCGATTTCCATGGTCATTTTTGAAACCGTCGGATTGTGCGTGTCGATGTCAATGGCCTGGGTGATGTTTGGGATCCCGGACACAAAGCCGATGAACCGTTCACCGTCGATTTGAACATCATCATTTGACACTGAAATATATTTGGTGCCATCGCCATAATATAATCTTGCCACCAATATTGGTTGGCCTGGCGTTTGCGAAATCGCATCCCATTGGTTGGATGTTGGGATCATCGTGTTTGGCTCGTCATTATTCTATTTATTCCGCGGCGTGCGCCATCTTCGATTTGCGGAACCACTTTTGAATTGATGAATTTTTCCTCGGTGATACCATGGAAATTGTTGATTTGTTGGAACACGATTTCACCGGATCCGCCACCGGTTGACTGCACACCCAATTCACCGTTGGCACCGCGGGCCAATGGCATGATTGCTTCGGATCTGCCTGGCACCTCACCCATGATTCCTAATCCGGAACCATGTGAAAAAAATGTCGGACGGTTCACAATGCCACCTTTGGCGAATGGTTGTGCCGCAATTGTGGCCACCTCGGCCGCACCCAAGGCACCAATCAAAATGGCCAACGGAATATTCGGCAAGGCTTCCGTCACCGCCAATGCCGTGTTGGAAATACTTTGCGCAATTTTCATTGGCTTTAATTTTTTGGCGGCCCGGCGTTTGTCATTGTCGGCGGCATCCCGCAAATTGGACATTCGCGCCTGGTGTGCTTGTTCCAGGTTTCCAACTTGTTCCAATCCCTTTTCAGTCAATTCGCCATTGACCGAATTCTGTTCCACCAATCGCGCCTTGTCAATTGCGAATTGGGTGTTGGCTTTGTTCTGATCATTCACCAATCGGCGATCAATTGCGGCCTTTTCAATTTCCACAACCTGGTTGGCCAAATTTGCAATGGCGTTCACGATCTCGTTGGCCTTGGCCATCTTGAATGCGAATTCATCCGCGGCGATTTGCTTTCGCTTTTCGGCTTCCATCTTTTCGATTTCAGTTTTCATGACACCGGCGGCGCGCCAATTTTCAACATCCAACATTAGTTGTTCGCGTTGCAATTGGAATTGGTCGGTTTGCATTTCATGTGCGGCCTGTGAAAATGCCGCAATGGTTTGGAAATTCTTTTCTTCGGCTGTGATCCGGTCGGCTTCCAATTTCCTGGCGGTGGCGGCATCCGCGGCGGCCTGGTCGGCGGCTTGCTTTTGTTGTTCCTGGGATCTCACCGCGGCATCATATCGTTTTTGTTCAGCTATGGCGGCGGCATCCGCGGCGGCCTTGGCGGTGTCTGACTTTTTCTTTTCCGCGTTTTCGATTCTCTTTATGGCACCTTCCAACAATTGTTGCGCGTTGGTCAATTTGTCAATCTCGGCGGTGTATTCTGTCACATATTTTTCGCCGAATAAAGTATCACCCATTGACTTGGCATTGGCCAGGTTTTGTTCCTGGATTTCCAATTGTGTGTTCACATAGGCCAGGGCATCTTTATAATCATCCAATGGGTTTTTGTCTTTGATTCCTGCGAATTCTAAAAATTTATTAACCCACTGAATCAACTTTGGTAAACTTTCCGTCAATGATGTGGTGATGTTTGTGATCTGTGGCGCCAATTGAATCACCGCGGATGTTAATTGTGATGATATCACACGTCCCATTGTTGCCAATGAATCCTTGGCGGTTTCCGCACCCCTTAACAAATCTTCCTCAATAACTATTCCCAGGCGTTGCGCTTCACTTCTAAGGTGTGCCAGGTTGTCGGCGCCATCCATTACCAACCGCGACATTTTCACACCAACGGTGCGGCCAAATGCGGCGGCCAACAATGCGGCCTGGTCCATGGATGTGGCCGTTTTGCCGGCGGCATCGATGATCAAGTCGAATGCTTCCTCGGTGGTCCGGGCGGCCTGGACATCGGCCAACAATTGTTTATCCATTTTGTTCAGGATGGTGATCAATGTTCCGGTGCCGTTGCGTGCTTCACCAATTCGTTTGTTGAACGCTTGCAATGCGGTTTCAAAATCACCGGTGGAAATGCCGGCCAGGTCGGCGGCATATGAAAGTTCCTGCAATGCATCGGTGGAAAATCCGGCGGTGTCTGCAATCTTGGCGATGCGATCCGCGGCATCCAATGATTTTTTGATTAACAATCCAAGCGCCGCGGGACCGGCGGCGGCGATGGCGGCGGATTTTAATCCACCAAGTTTGTTCGAAAAGTTCTGTGTTGATTTGGACGCATTTTTGAAATCGTTTCGCATTCCATTGGTTGATGTTTTCGCGGCGCGGCGTGCCGTTGCGAAATCATCTTTGATGCGGGCGGCGGATGCCGCCATCGATACGAATAAACCACCAACTTTTGCGCCCATTAATTTGTTTCACTTTCCGGTTTGATGCGTGGCTTGCCACCAAGGGCAATCGTCATCTGTTCGGCCACGGCCATCATTTGCTCAGGTGTTTGCCTTTTGTTTGATTCGATGCCGATCATTTCCAAATACCGTTCATATTTTGGCATGGTCTTAATCCGTTGGAAAAATGCGGAATGCCAACCGTTCCAAAATGTTTGTTGCCATGTGCGTTTCCATAGATCATTGTCATGTTCCGCCATTGCTTTGTGCCACACGCCGGTTTCGTGTGGCGTTTGGATCCAAAACATCGATGGCATCATCCCATAGTAAAAACACCGGGATTGTGCCAGGGAAATCAGATCCGCATAACCTTTCGAATCCTGTTCAGGATCCACGACCGGATTGGCGTTTTTTTTTCCGGGTCCTCCGGTGGATCTGTGGATCCATAAAATGCAATCATCAATCCATCATTTACGGCCGCCATGGCCGGAATCAATGGTGGTGACAATTCCATGATTCTGTCAACCGGGAATTCGCCTGGATGACAGGCATCCAAACCAATGGACAAAGCGGTGGCAATGGTGGGCGTTTCATATCCCGCCGATGCCGCCGCAATGTCCTCATCGAACTTTGGTCCAATTTCGTTGATCAACCGATTGATCGCCCGCCAATCATATTTCAGAAAATATGATTGATTGTTCATTGCCAATAAAACATCGCCATGTTCCATCACAATCACCATCAACTAAATGTTGGCGCGCCGCTGATCTTGAGCGAAACCGATGATGTCATTCGATCCTCAAGCGGTGCGGCCGGTTCGTAGTTTGTCACAAATGCGGCGAACGACCAGGTGGTCCCGGCGGTGTCCGGCCACACTATTTGGAAATTGCGCAATGTGCGTGCGGTCTGATCCGCGATCAAACCGGTGTGTGTTGCATTGGCGGGCAGGAAATTAAAATCTGCAGATATTTCCCCGGCATCCTTTAACCCGGCGATATATTCCTTATTGGCGCCTGAACTTTCGGTGTGCGTGGATTCCACGGTGTCCAGGGATAAACCAGGACCGGACAATCCAATCAATTCCGCCACGGTGGTGAATGCTTCGGCGGTGGCGCCATCGCCGCGTTTTAATAATACTCCGAAACCTAAATCGGCCATTTTATCAACTCCTTGTTTTGTTGTTTGTCAAAAATATTCAATACTAATTTAATCATGTTCGATTCGTTTCTATCCTGTAAAATTGATTGTGTAATCCTGGAAACGCCGATATTTGTTTAACTCGTAATCGTACATGTCAAAATCATTTTCGATGAATGCACCCTTGATGGATTCGGATCCGGCGGCGCCTTTATACCCTGACAACCTGGCGCGAACCGCGGCGCCTAATGTCCTGGATCCGGCTTGTGTTGAATCCCACGAATCGATTTGAAAGCGGCCAATCGGTGGACCGGTGGCCCCTTCGGTGGAATATCGTTCCTGGCCGGATATCGTTGTGATTACAATCGATGGAAATGTTGGATCCTGTGGCAATTTTTGTGAATATGCCCGGACACCAATCAAATTTGATATTGTGGCATCGGCCAA